GGTAGGGGGTTATTTGTATTGTCATATACGCGTAAGTAGCACGAACAAATTGGGCACGGGGGGAGTCAGTCTGGTACGCATAAGAGACAAGGGGGGGTGCTTGCTTACGCATCCAGGGCTTTAGTGTCTATCTCTATAGGCTCTGTTGTCTTGATGTCTTTAGCTTGTCCCCAGCGTACTATGAGCTCTGTTGGAGCGTTACCTGATGCGTTATCTAATAACCCTCTTTCAGCGTATACAGTAGGCTTTAGTCTCGCGGCTATCCACTTATAAGTGTCTATGACTACTCTTCCGGCATTAGCGTCTAAATGACCATTCTCGACCTTTGATACGGCATTTAACACGGCTTCAAATGAACTTTCGGCACAACATTGCCTCGCGTGTGCGTATTGCTCCATAAGTTCTTTTGAGTTCTTCAAGCCATTATAGAATGTGCTAAAGCCTACGTTTAGTTTACTTAAAGCTAGTCTTAAGCTTTTGCCTTCGGCTATATCGTCAAAGGCTTGCTGGTATTGCTCATGTGTTAGTGGCATTTGTGGCTCTCTTAGCTCTCTAGTGTTCTCTTGCTTCTTTCAAGCCTTCTCTGTGTAAAGTAGCTTCTTACGCCGCTTGCGACAAAACAATTTTACATTGTAAGTATATAATATAACAATGGTTTACACACTTTGTTCGCTTGCATTGCAAATAATTCTATTATTTTTAAATAATTAGTGTATAGTAATACTCAACCGCTAGTGAACGCTGTATTTAATAGTTACAAATATTAAGCAATCTTAACTATTCTAATTATTAAATATAATATGAAAAACGTACTAGCAGCCTTGACGTACCACTAGAGTGGGCGGGCGAGGATTGTAGGCAATGACAAGTGACGGCTTGCTTACAACTACCTTTAGTTAGTTAAAAGTTAGATTAACCCATAAACAAAATACAAATGAAAATAAAAATAGTTGGAGCCAATCAAACCGAAGTACACATGACAGACAGTATTGTGTTCTTTTCATACGAAACACCTGTTGCCGCACAAATTAACGGTCAGTATTTCGTAACCGACAGGAAGTTTAGTCGCACGACTACTAAGCATATCAATTCTTGGTTAGAATCAATTAATGCTCAAGTAACGACACAAGAATTCTTTAACGCGCTATAACATGAATTATAAAAACATTACTCATATCGTTTTCGGCATAGGTATTATGGTATGCTTTGCCGCTTTCTTATTCCTAGCCGCTTACGGTGAAACTTTAATCAAATGAATAAATATAACTTACCTAAAGAATATACAGTTTGGGCAACTAAATCGGGGCAACCTGATTATGAAGAAGTCCTAATTACAACTAATACTGACCTTGCTCACGTTGAAAAAGCCAAGGTTTGGGCTAAAGCTAACGGCTTTACCAACATTCGCGTATCAATCTTTAATTGGGAACAACCTAATTTTGCCGATTCACGCTTGTTCAATGTCTGATTGTTTCTACCAGCCCCTGAGCTTTTGGGGGTTGCAAGAAGCAATCATGCTTCGATTAACCCTTAATAAAAATGAAATATACAATAACATCGCAAGTTCTGTACACATACACACAAGAAATTGAAGCCGACTCTTACGAAGATGCGTTAAACATTAAAGACAACTTGGATTTTGACGTAAACAAAAACCCTTGGGAAATAGCTTATTTGAATGTTAACGTAGAGCCTATGGTTTCTAGAACTATTTCTTCAACTGTTACAGAAAGCGAGGCAGTAAAATGAAAACCTACGTTGTTACTAACATATTCCGTTGCGAGATTAGCCATGTAGTTGAGGCTGAAGATGAAATGCAAGCTCAAGAAATTGCTTGCGGGCGCGAAGTTAATTTTTCTCAGGCTGATATTTTGGCTGATGGTTTACACTATGCGGACACAACTGTTGAGGAATACAACGCATGAAAATATTAATTGCTTGCGAATATAGCGGTCGCGTAAGAGATGCGTTTATAGCTCAAGGGCATGACGCTATCTCATGCGATTTGCTACCTACTGAACGTGCTGGCCCTCATTATCAGGGAAACGTCTTAGACATCATCAACGATGGTTTTGACTTAATGATTGCGCATCCTCCTTGCACAGATTTAGCCGTCTCAGGGGCGGCTTGGTTTGCCAAGAAACGCGCTAATGGTTCACAACAAAAGTCTATCGAATTCTTTATGGCCTTGGCTAATGCTAACATACCTAAGATTTGCATTGAGAATCCTATAGGAATTATGAGTAGTCTGTGGCGCAAACCAAGTCAGATTGTACAACCTTGGATGTTTGGGCATCCTGAGTCAAAAGCCACTTGTTTATGGCTCAAGGGGATTCCTTTATTGATTCCTACTAAGAATGTTAAAGCTGAAATGGAGCTTTTGCCGCGCAATAAGCAAATGCGGATGCACTATCTTCCTCCCTCGCCTAACAGATGGAAAATAAGATCAGAAACCTATCAAGGAATTGCCGATGCTATGGCTGAAAGGTGGAGCAATCGTGCATAAAACTTATTGTATTTGGGTGCCGTCCGACACAGGTCGGCATCTACTAACCTTTAAAACCTATGACCTTGCCGTCCTGTTCAATATTGGATTTGGCGGCGGGTTAGAAATAATTCAAAACACTTACGAAAATTACTAAAATGATACATAAAATAAAAATAACTAACTTAAAACAGTATAAAGTAACTGTAACTCAAACTAAGGTTTACAATCTTACCATTGACGCCGAAGACCCTCGCAACGCTGAACGTATAGCTTTGTTAGCCGTTTCTAGTGATCAAGGGGACGTTATAGACGAATACGTCAACGTAGACCACGTTTAAAAGGCTTATTATGACTCAACCTATACCTAGGTATGGCTTTTTGATCAAATGGCCTAGAAACCCTATCCCTGACCCCTTAGAATTGATTTTAACATGAAAACATATAAAACTAGCAACTTAGGTGAAGACGGCTATTCCGCCCCGAAAGGGGTAACTAATTTACTCAAGGATTACCGAGAGCATAAACTTAGTCAGGGAATAGTACAAATGCCTATAAATTTAGGAAATGCAAATAAGCTTACTTTAATCAGGATAATCCGAGAGCAGGCTCAGCTTATAGAAAGGCTTAAAAAAGGCCTATAAAACAGAAAAGACCTAGGCCGTTAAGCTTAGGTCTTTTTTTTGTGGCAATGAACGGAAAGGCTTACTTTTTGCTAGGATTTAGAACCTGAGTTAAAATGGTATCGTGTCCTTCTACGTTTCTAATTGTTTTCATGCTTTACGTCTAATCGCGTCCGAGTTGTTGTCAAGCCATGAACCTTGACGGCCTAAAGTACAACTGGGGGCAAATACTCTATCGAACTAACTCCGAAGAGCCTTTGCAACTAACAGGCGTGCTCTACCGCCCAGACAATTGTATGCTATTGGAAGTTGAAGACCAATCTGGGTGCTGCCGTTATGTCCACGAATCTCAAGTGACGTCCGAGAAACCATTTGGCATGGGTATATTCGGGCAGCTCGATGAGGGTTAACTCGTTCCGCGAATGGTAAACTCTACCGTGTCCATATTGTCTTTTCTGTTTCTGTAAGGGGTTATCTCAAACTCTATCCACCCCAAGCTCGCTGGAGATCTTCCGGCATCTACGTTGTAACTTACTCTTCCGTTCTCGTATGCTTTAAGAAAGCTGCCCGTACGGCCTATCCAGGGCGTCCTCTCTTTGATGTTTAGCTCGCCTGTATTCCCGCCACTGGTAAGTTGTAAGCGAGGGGTGCTAGGTATGCAGCCTCTTTTATGGTCGTGCCCCATAAGGTAAAAGTCAGCTACGGCAGTCGTTGTCATCTTCTCAATTGTGTTAAACGTACCGCCTACGCTTGTACCACCGCCTTTCCCATGATGAGCAAATATATCGAGGCTAGCGTGCTTATTTGGGTAGCCTTTAAAACGTAAAGACATTCTTATAAACGAACATACGCCCAGAAACTTAGTGTTCAACGCTGCTGCTAGGATATGGTCTGTTGTATCCCCGTCCTTAAATTGGAAATAGTGGTTACCACCTAGCATACCAATCATTCTTCCACGCATAAAGCTTAGCTCATTGACCAAGGTCTTTGTAACACCCTTGTAAACATCTGCTAGGGTTGTCCGCGTTGTGTCATGTAAGCCGTCATTGTTTAACACTATCCGTTCACTGGTACTCACCCCGTCTGTGTAGTCTCCCATTCCAAGGAACACTGCGTTCTTCTGTGACTTAGCGTAGCTTAAAAACTCTTTCCAGTGATTGTCTGCGTGCATATCAGAGTCTCTGTGAACATCACCGAAGGGTATAAACTTCAGTGGTTTGCCTAGCTCTGTTTCAATTTCAATTCTATGTGTTGTAAATAAGCCAGTTGTTTTCATTTACAATTAGCTTAGCCAGCAAGTAAGTATTATGTCAATACATAAATAACTCCGTAAAAAGTTACCCCTAACTAGATTGAAGAGGATTCCATGTCATAACGACTAGGTTTACTTGTACCCCGACCTGAGACCCTATGAGCCTCTCTTTACTTTACCTGTTACCCCTTAACTGAGTTGTTAGTTTATCCATGCCTAGTTGCTCTCGAATCCTCGGAAGTTGAACAATAGGACTTTGCGGTAAAGCTAGATCTGTGAGTGATATCGCCTTTTGAGCGTTCGATGCAATAAGGCTTATACGTCCTCGAAACGGTACGACCTTAGCAAAGTAAACAATCAATTTTAATCAATTAAGTATTACCAGCTACGGTAAACAACCAATTATGATTGTTTGTATAAGTGTCAACAAATAAAAAAACCCCTTGGATTTTTGGTCTCAAGGGGAGTAAGCACCGTAGCAGGGAACTCACTTAAATACGTACTTAGTTGTACTAAATTGAACTTAGTTGTCTATACCAATCTCCTGCCGAGGAAAATGAACAAAACCCCGACAGGAGACTATGATTACATAACCCAAACAAAACGTAGTCAAACTAGAACAGTAAATTTGAGTTGCAACTACTTTCTTTGCAAGTGAAGTTGTTTTTTCACATGGATCATAAAAAGTATATAAAGATGATTGCGTCACTCGGTGGTCATGCAAGAGCTAACAGTTTGACGCCAGAACGCAGAAAAGAAATAGCACAGAAAGCAAATTTAACAAGAAGGTTAAAGAATTCGCTTGCAATGCAGGAGAAAGTACACTCTGATTTGCAACGCAATGAACAAACTAATAACTCAATATAATGAATCATTTAGCGTGATTCCCACTCTAGGGAGTCGCTGGGTTTTTGACACCAAAGACCCCTTTAGTCAGATCAAAGTACAAATCACCGGCATCGAGCGTGGCTGGATTCAAATCGGTTACGTTATGATGATAAATAACAGGGAGCAGCTAGGTGAGTTTATACGCCGGTCTCTACCCGTAAAAGACTTTGTAAGCTTTTATAACCCCGAGAACAGCGACAAAGCGTGTGCTAATCGTATGGGCGTAGACCTAGAAGACTATCTGCTCTTTAAGCGTGACCAAGAAGAGTTTGAGCAGGAGTTATATCACAGAGAACGCATGAGACATGCAGACGAGGATTTATACTGTGAGCCACCAATATGAAGAGCTTATAGCTCTAATAATTTTCTACCCGTTCTTCCTAGTAGGGTTGTGCGGGTTAGATGAATATCTGAAACGCAGGAAGCGAAAAGATAGTATCTATCCTGACTACGCCAAAGAAATAAAAAATAAACCATCGACCAAATAATATATGCCAACAATTAGTAAAGTAACATCAATAAAAGCCACAGGAAAGAGTTTTGATACGCCAAACGGTACGTTATACCCTTACCAAATCACTATAAGTGACGGTACAATCGGAGAAGCTAATAGTAAAACACCGCAGCCAATATATCAGGTAGGTGATACAGTGGGCTACGAAGTAACTAAAGTTATATCAGGAGTTAAAAAGCTTAGAATTATGAGTTCAGAACAAGCTTTACGCGGTACGCACCAGACTAAAGCAGCACCAGATGCACCATATCCGGTTACACACACTCAAGTTACTAATGCCAAGTTTAACTCTGACGGCATGGAACGTGGAATGTGCCTAAAGCTAGCAAACGACATTCTGATTTGTAACGCGAATGTAAACAAAGTGGCTATAGATTTAATGACTTATAACGAAGAATTGTATGATGCAGCAGAAAAAGCTTTAGCCGCATCTAATAAACTTAAGGCCGTATGACCATTACAGGAACAAAAACATTAGACGTAGAGTTACAACATTCTACGTTGTACACCTATCTAGTCATAGCGAGGGGCAACCCGCAAATTATTGTAAACAAGTTCTGGCAGAAGTACGAAGACGCTCGTAAGGCTGCTATATCAGTCGGAGGGGTTGTAACAAACCCTTCTTGGCTGCGTTACATGGGACTAAAGGTAGTCTTATGGGAGAAGAAGATGAAAGAGCCAAAGCTTGTTAAAGTTTTTGCTAGCAACGTAACAAAGCCATCTGTCGTAGAGATACTAACGATTGATGGAGTAAGCATACCAAGAGGCAACTAACATGGCACACTTCTATGATGAAAACGGAGAAAGCAAACACACGGTCATCGGCAAAACGACAGGCAAGCCTAGACCTAGCACTATCAAGGACGCTAAAGATCATGGGTGGTATCCGTCCGTCACCACAATTCTTGATATTCTGGCCAAAAAGAGCCTTGAACAGTGGAAAGAATCACAAGTCGCTTTGGCGGCTAGAAGACTTCTCGCAGAAGGCACAAAAGTACATTTTAACACAGAGGATAGAAGCTTCGTTGGGATTGTCAGAGAAGAAGCGTTCAAGCAAGTTGACGACGCAGCAGATCTCGGAACAGGAGTCCACGAAGCGTTGGAAAAGGGTCTCCAATTTAAGCCTTACGAGCTTAAGTATGAGATATACGTCCAAGCGGTCAAACAACTCCTCGACAGCCTCCAAGTACGGATCGGAAAGCACGAGCTACGATTGGTGAACAAGGAGTTTGGTTTCGCGGGAACAACAGACGGCACGTTTGTTTGTCCAGGAGGCTATGGTATTATAGACTTTAAAACCTGTAAAACTAAGCCTGACACCCCTGTAGATCCTCGTGACTCTTGGCCTTCACAGATTGCTGCCTATCACGCGACACATTACAAAGAAATCCCTTGTTCGTATATGCCGATAGCTGGTCTAAGCGTTGCTATCTCTACGACCGAAATAGGCCGTGTAGAGGCAATATGGTGGTCTCCTGCTCAACTGGAGAAAGAGTGGAATATATTTTATCACTTAACAGAAATATACAGACTTAAAACAGGCCATGACCCAAGATTCCAAGCCCCTGTTGCATAGAGCTGCATTTGTACGTTTGGGCTTAGTTGCTGCAAAGCAATGTAAGCCCGATCTAACCCCTAATGAATGGGAACAACAATTTGAGGACTTACTCGATCAATGGAATAGAATGGTAATGCTATCATATAAAAATGAACATAGAACCGATACAAGGAGAACCGAGCAGGTACTACGTACAAAGCCGGTCGCATAAGGATATTATACACATCGTGGACATTGAAGACCAAGAATGT